GTATTGTAGTTTGTCCCCGTGAATGCGATGGCATTGGTATTATCATCATAGGATGCTGCTGCATTATAAAATCGGACAACTAGTTGCTGTGTAGGCTGAGCAAGTGACACATTAGACGTCCAGTTCACATCAACACTGCCGTCAGTAAGGGTCTGTATAGTGCCTAACGTCGCAGCCTTTGCAGCAAGTCCAAACTGCACAGCCGATCCAAATGTCACAGGAGATAGACGATTTTCAATATTACTAGAATAGACGCCCACAGAATACCAGTTTGAGAATGACGGTATCGCCGTAGCATCCAGAGTCGTAGTAGGTGCTGCTCCTGAAGAAACTGTGTTAAATAAACTATATGTTCCACCACTTGTTACAGCATTGGAAAACATCACTTTATATCCGTAAGGATAGCGACCAGTTGTTGGCGCAGTCCAAGTTGCCTTGACCTTATCTCCAACATTATCAACACTAACGCTTACACCCGTAACAGCATTGGGAACAAGATTTCCTTGATTAAAGATATAAAAGGGTGCACTCATGTCCTTTACTGCTTTGAACAGTGAAAACGAAAAATAAAGTTGGGCGACTCCACAAAAGAATAGGTGAATATAATCCCTTCTACAACCTTATTTAAAAGGAGGATATACTCCTCAATCGGCATTTGAATACAGTACAATATATACGGCCATGTTTCACGTTGTGTTCCATCACTACATAGATAAAAGTGCCCCTTTCGTTCAGGCATTTTCATCGGGATCTCATAGACAAGACTAATAGGCGCCGCGCCCTTAGCAACCCATTGCCGTAGCGATTCCTTCAATCGCTTCGTATCAATCGTGAAAAAGGTATCCCTAATCGTTTTTTCAAGATTCACTAAATACTCATTCTCTTCATACAGATCATCAATCTTAAAGAGGGCCTTTTCTAAAGGCTCTCGTAAGTTAAGTTGATCAGACATTCTGTTCTGCCTTTCTAAAATAGTGCATAGATTCCTCCCACGTTCATCAGGGTCATACTCGCATTTGAATACAGGGGGGCAGAAGTCACTGTCATCCCTGTAATCGTTACGCTTCCAATATCGTTACCTGTATTATTTCTGAATACAAAGTATTTACCATAGTTGGATGTCGCAGACGTTGTTAGGTTTGTTCCATTTACAACTGAGATGGGATTTGTAGTGATGTTAAAATAGACTCCATACATCGCTTCAGTGAGTGTAATCGTTCCACCCGTCGTGTGGTTACTGTAGAGTACAGCCGAACGTGCAGATCCATTCACATCTAATGAAATATTTCCACCCGCTGATCCAGGTGTGGCTACACCTGCCGCCGTATTGATTCCTACACTGGATGTATGGAACAATCCATTCACATCCAATGTGTACTGAGGATTATTACAGTTTACACCTACACGTCCATTACTCAAGACCATATTACTCGCATTTCCAGTTGTTGTAATCCACGTACGTTGTGTTGTACCACTGCCAATCCCCTTGATCACCGTATCACCTACAGATGTATTCGCTGCAAAATCCCCAGCAACTCCAACAAGTGCGAACTGAGATGCAAGTCCACTTACAGTATTTGATAAAAGTAGAGATTGATCAATACCAGCAGATGTTCCTTCAAGACTTATATTATTTCCTAGGCTCAAGTTTGTAGTAGCGGTTGTGAAATTAACACTTCCATTTACGTCCAATGTGTACTGAGGATTGTTGCAGTTGATTCCTACACGTCCATTACTCAAGATCATGTTATTTGTGTTTGCCGCCGTAGCCAACCACATACGTTGCGTAGCGGCTCCTGTTCCTTGAACAATCACGTCACCTACTGATGCACTAAATCCATTTGCAGTCGTTGCGATACCGAGAGTCGCATTCACTGAACCCACATACGACACATTCAAGGATGACGTGATGTTCGTAGGCCCATTCACATCTAGCATGTATTTGGAGCTATTGGAGTTGACACCGATACTTGATACATTCACTCTCTTTGTATTCAGATTGAGACTGGTTCCGTACATGGTGCTCGTGAGTCCCGTTGTACTCACATAGCCTGCAGTTCCAAGTCCGATCACACTTGATACTATATTCGCTTGTGTTATACGTCCAAGACCTGTCGCATTGATCCAAATGAGTCCATTTTGACCCGTGGACAAAAAGATATTTGTACCCGCCGATAGATTTGTGATTGCAATATTACTCAGACCGTTCATGGTTGAAAAGAGTTGAGTAGAGGAAATGTATCCAGCGGTACCCAGGCCTCTAACGGTAGAGGTCAGTGTGGGTTGAACAACATTACTCGCGCCTACGATTGTTGATTGAAGTTGTAGGCTACTGATATAGCCAGCGGATCCTAGACCTATTATACTTGATGTCATGTCCGCAGGCAGTACAATCGTAAGAGGTCGCGTGATTATATATAGAAGACCCTGTGACGTACTTAATAGTTGTGTAGTACTTATGTAACCAGCTGTTCCAAGTCCATTGATGGTTGATGTGAGTGTAGGTTGCTGACTTGCCACTTGAGTGCGTGTGATTCCTTCTACTGAACTTAATAGCTGTTGTGAAGAGATGTATCCAGTTGTTCCAAGACCGATGATACTTGATACTAATGTAAGTTGAACGTTTGATTGAATACCGTATGTACTGCTGATAAGTTGTTGTGAAGAGACGTACCCCGTTGTTGCAAGACCTACAATCGTAGAAGTTAGGGCAAAATCAAGTAGATTTGAGTTGACCGCAAGAATCCCAACAGTTGTACTCAACAGATGTGAACTACTTATGTAGCCCGCTGTCCCAAGTCCAGTGACGGTTGACGCGATGCTTACTGTAAAGTTAGACGTGATTGCCCGTGTAACTCCGTATGAACTACTGAGGAGCTGCTGGCTGCTTACGTAACCTGCTGTACCAAGTCCAAGTACAGTTGATTGAAGACCTGATGTGATTGGTCCTCCATTTAGCTGGAGATTTCCATTATTCACTGCAAGCGCATACTGAGAATGTGTAACCGTATCAATAAGATTAATAGAGGACGTAAAAAAGTTCCCTGTGCTGACAGTAAAGGTAGAGAGCGTAAAGGGAGATAAATACGCATTCACGATGCTTGAGATAAAGGTTGTGCCGTTTGTATAAACGGTTGAAATGCTGCTATAAAAGAAATATTGATTCGTTGAAAAGTTTCCCGTGACCGGTGTTCCATTAATCTGAAAATTTCCATTTTCTATGGTTACGACTTGAGGTTGTTTTGTATAAATGTCAATAAATCCAATAGTAGATGCTTTCAAACTAGATGTGTAGAAGCTTGTTGAAATTTCACCAAAGGTTGCGTTATTTACATAGAGACTACTTACATTATTGCTGAGTGTGCTTGGTAAACCACCCACTGTAGTTGAAATAGTATTCACTTTTCCTGTTAAACTTGAAAAACTACCTGTTGTCGTATTAAATCCAACATAGACCGCATTGTTAATCTGATCCGTAGTCATACTGATCGTATCAAGTCCGACAAATGTTAGAATAGAGGATGGATTCGTAGCATTTAATACATAGGATCCATTTGTAATATTTGAGATTCCAAGTGAAACAGTGGAGGTGTTACTCAGTACATTTATCTTCTGGAACGTATATTGACTCGTACTGAGATATATGGCTTGACTATCAAACGTAATCGTATTCCGTACACTATCACTGTGGATTCTCATTCCGCCCGTACCTGCAAACTTTAGAGTCGGGTTGAGTGTATTGTTTGCAAATGTGGTGATCGTATTATTTCCACTCACATCAATCTGACTAAAGGCCTTTGCGTAAAAAGAAAGGTTATTACTTCCCTGAGTCGTATCAATGCCTATACCAGAACCTTGAGTGAAGGTCAAGGTATTATAACTCTCATCAGCAACAATCTTTGATGTACCTACGTTGACCTGATTGAAACTAGGATTATACCCAAGAGTACTGGGAACCGCCCAATAGGAACCACCTTTTCCGTCGGATGTCAGAACACGAAGCCCAGGAATAAGTTGATTCTGAGAAGATCGTGGATAGACATTCCGTATTGTAAGGTCATCCGTATCGTATGTTCTTCTTGACATCTACCTTTCTATTAGCAAGAGACAACTTCATTTGGTTTGCCGTAGCCATTTGGCGCGTATGAAAGATCACTCTCTCTTTCAGAAGAGGTACAGTATGACCGGAAGTGGTGGTCTCTTACAACTTGTCGCCCATGGCAAACAAGATGTTTTTTTAACGGGAAACCCACAAATCACATGGTTCAAGTTCGTATATCGTCGCTATACTAACTTTGCAATAGAATCGTCTGTTATGTACTCCGACAATCAAGCTGATTTCGGCCGAAAGGTGTCCTGGTTGATTCCGCGAAGCGGTGATTTACTTGGACCTTGTTTCTTAGAGATTGATCTACCAAAACTAACCTTATCTACGGACAACTCTCTAGTCTCTTATGTGAATGTAACGGGTCATGCTCTTATTCAGGAAATAACGATTACAATTGGTGAACAGGAGATTGATCGGCAGACAGGTGAATGGATGGAAATCTGGTCACAGCTTGTAACAACAGACTCTCAGAAGTTCGGATACTGGGATATGATTGGAAAGGTTGACGGATATTCACAACCTACGATCACCGGTCCTCTCAAACTCTATGTACCCTTACAGTTCTGGTTCTGTAAAAATCCTGGACTTTATCTTCCTCTGCTCGCACTGCAATATCACCCTGTCCGGATCAATATTACCTTCAGGCCACTGCAACAAATGTTCTGGGTCAACACCTTTAAAACAGACTGTTCTGATGTTACTGTAAACCAGGCATCTATTACAAACTGTGTTCTATGGGGTGATTTTGTGTATCTGGATGTGGAAGAACGTCGTCGGTTCGTAAGCACTGCCCACGAATATCTGATTGAACAGATTCAATATACGTCAGCGATCAGTATTTCACCGACAAGTTCATCTGTTTCCGTACCTCTAGAATTCAATCACCCTGTACGAGAGATTCTATGGGTCATGCAACGTCAGGTTGCACAGAATAATCACGAATGGTTCAACTTCAGTAGTCTATCTATAAGTGAACGCGGTGAACGTACCGATATTTTGGCTACGGCGGTTCTACAGTTGGATGGATTTGACCGTTTTCAGGTACGCGACGCACCTTATTTTCGTCTTGTGCAACCGTATCAACGTCATACTGTGATCCCTTCCGATGATTATATTTATTTATATAGTTTTGCACTAAAACCTGAGGATCTACAGCCGAGTGGAAGTATGAATGCAAGTCGGATTGATAATATTAATCTTCTGATCACGACAAATCAAAATACGACTCCCGCGCTGGATAAAACAACCATTACGGTCTATGCAAAGAATCATAATGTATTCCGTGTAGTGGATGGATTCGGTGGTGTACTCTTTACTATCTAGTGAAAGTGGGTTCTCGTTAGATCTCATGAGTTAATGATGCCGCGCAGATTGATTATGCCGCGCAGATTGATTCTTAAAAATCAATCTGTACGGTAGTGATGGCGGCAAAGGAAAAGGAAAATGCCTTTGATTATACAACAGGAGCAACCTGGGGAGGAACACAGTTATCTCCAAATGCACTCAAAGTCGCAAGTGTAATGGGAGGATTCGTTGGTGCCGATCATTTGCTTCTACGAAGCCCAGGAACGGCCGCCCTAAAATGTTTAGTGAACTTCTTTACTTTTGGATTCTGGTACTTCTATGATTTAATCCAAGTCTTTGGCGATCAAACAGAACTTCAGGCAAAAGGATATAGTCTTCCATGTGTAGGCCCCGCAGGGATTGGAGCGGGTCTTCTTCATAAAGAGGGTGTTCCTATGGCACCTAAGACATCTCCTTCACCCTATATGTTTGCAATCTATGTACTTATGATTCTTGTTCCATTTGGAGTCTCGCATTTCATTGCAGGTGATTTGTACGGTGGTGCAGCCAAGTTCTTTTTAACGTTCAATCCATTTACATTTCTACTCGCCTTTGTGTGGGCCGCATACAGTGCGTATGCGATCATCGTAACTCCGAAAACGATTGTACAAAAAGGAACAGATCGTTTCTTTCCTGCAACATTGTTTATGGATCCTTACGGATTTTCAGAAAATCTCCAGTTGTACCGTCCTGCTCCTCCTGCTGGACAGAATACAGGCCTCATCTCAGGAGTTACAATGGCCTTTTTTGGACCGTTACTAAAGATTGTAGAACCCCTGCTAGGACCTTTTATACAACCGGTGCTTCTTCCGGCTGTAGGAGCAGCACAAGCGGCACAACTCACTGCAAAGACTGCACTTGCCACGGCAGAATCTGTGAAAGGCGCGATTGAAGGAACATTACCCCCTGCTTTGGCTGCCGCTTCGGCGGTGACTGCACTTGCAAAAACAGTACCTGATATTGCACAAGGTGTTACAGAAAGTGTATCAGCCTTCACAAAACCTGAGGTTCTTGCAGACCTTGCTGCAAAGGCTGCGGCCAATCAACTTCAAAAGGGCGGAGCCATAGACGTAGGCGTAGACTCTTCATCAACTTATCTCTTTTTCGGAGTGGCCTCTGCTATTCTGATTGGTTCTATTGGTGTTACGTATATGCGCTCACAAGGACCCCCGCTAAATCGCGCAGCTAAAGAAGAAAAAAACGATGTCCCTCCCCCAAAAGGAAACACCGCCTCCGATGACTCTCCTTCCGGACCACGAGTACTTTGAGGCACTTCTTGCTAAGCGCGAGGACGATCGTCTGAAGTCACTCCCTCCGTTCGTAGTTGTCTACTTTACTGCAAGGTGGTGCGGAGCCTGTAAGCGTCTTGATCTTTCAAAGATCGTGTCAGGATTTCCTACTGTCACATTTTTCAAGTGTGACATTGACGAGAATGACTATACTGCAGGTTTCTGTGGAATCCGTTCCATTCCTAGTTTTGTCGCCATTAAACGAGGAAAGTTTCTTGAAAGCTTTGGTAGTTCTGACACACAGGCCGTGGGGGAATGGATCTATGCTGTTTTTCAAAAGGAATGATAGAATGATGGACTATGCCATTATTGGAGGCGGAATCGCGGGACTTTATTGTGCTCGCGAACTCTCCAAGAAATATCCAAAGGCAAAAATCTGTATTTATGAAAAATACAGAGTTTTTGGCGGCAGAGTCTTAACCTTTCGCGAAGGCACTCATCAATGGGAAGCAGGCGCAGGGCGCATCCATACAAGCCATACGATCACCCGTGGACTTCTAAAAGAATATGGACTTACGGAAGTTCCGATTCCTCCAGGATCCTCATGGATTGAAACGTACGGATCAAAACCCGTTCCAAACCAGTTTGACGCAACTCTACAGTCGTGGTTGTATCAAGTCTCTCTTTTACCTCATACTGTTCTGGCAACTCATACACTTCATGAAATCCTTGAAAAGATATTTCCTGATGCGAGAGCGCTCACGATTCAGTTTCCATATTGGGGAGAGATTTTCACCCTCCGTGCAGATTTTGCAGTCAAGAGTTTTATGCATGAAATGGGAAAAGGCGAACCCTTCATTGTATCTCCCGAAGGATATGATCGGATGATTGAAGGTCTTGTTAAAGAGTTGGAGAAACGAGGAGTTGAACTAAAGCGACGGCATACATTGATAGATGTCATACGGGAAAAGGATAGGACCCAACTAACGTTTGCAGTTGATGCCTTAGAGATTGAGATGGTTGCACAGAAGGTCATCTTTGCCTTACCTCAAGTTGCCCTGGCGAAACTGAAGATTTTTAAGAATCTATCGTTTCTGAACTACGTAAAAATGGAACCACTTGTCCGCATCTATGCTGTGTTTCCTACTGGCTCCGATGGAAAAACGTGGTTCCATGATATAGGACGGTTTGTTACGGCAACACCTATACGATATTTTATACCTGTAGGACCTACTACGGTGATGATTTCTTACACAGATGGTGACGATACGTTGCCATGGTCTAACCTAGAACATGGCACACGGCCGATTGAGGAAGAAACAATAGGAGTTCTCGTGACCCGTGAGTGTCAGAAACTCTTTCCTGATAAAGTCATTCCATTTCCGACGTTTCTAAAAGTCCATCCGTGGGGAGCAGGAGCCTCATATTGGCTTCCAGGCAACTACGATCCTTTCACAGTACAGAAAAAATCTTTACAACCTTTTCCTAATATGTATATCTGTGGCGAGAGTTTCTGTCTCCGTCAGGCATGGATAGAAGGGGCACTGGAAAATACCGAAGAGCTACTTAGAATACTCTGATGGACGTCCACTTGATTCTTGCTATTTTTCATTTGTTTTTAGTGGTTCCTTTTTTTCTGTACGTTGGATTTATGCGGGCGGCAACACCTGACTATGTGTTTAAAGGAATCTTAGCACTTGGAGTCGTCCTATTTTTATATCACGGCTACAAGGCTTACGTTCGTTTTATTGCGAGTTCGCCGCGGCTCTGGGTCAATGTTATTCATTTTGCATTGATTGCGCCTCTACTCATATACATTGGATACAATGAAAAGAATACACCGCGTCCAGCCTATGAACTTCTACTGATCACCGCATTTGGTGCAGGTGGATATCATCTTTATAACTTAATCCACAACCTTAATAACGTCGCCGAGTGAGTTTACGCACCTTACGCACCTTACGTCCCTTACTTCCTTTACGTGTCTTACGCCGACCACCTGCTTGAGCTTCTTTGGCAGGCACATCAGAAGGATTCATAGGAACATAGGTAATCTTTACACCATCATCGTATAACTTAAAAACGGCAATGGACGTCTTTGCAGGATTTTTCATTCCTGCCAAGCGGAACGCACCCAAAAAGAACATGCCGAGGTACTCGGCGTGAGCAAATCCGTAGGCATATACGCTTCCTTGAACAGAGATGAAGTTTGGAATATGGGTCTTTGTGGCCTGCTCATACTTTGTCTTTTCAGGTTGGAAGAGAGCACCGCCTTGAGCAGGAGGGCCTGAAGGATCTTCATTGGCGCCCGCGGCAGCAGCAGCCTCCTTTTCTACTGCCGCCTTTGCAGCTGCCTCTTCCGTCTCTGTAGGAGGTGTAACGCCTGTCAGACCTTTCACGATATCTGCAAGTTGTGTAGCCTGTGCTTTATCTCCCAGATTCATCGCATCCTCAAACGGCCATGTTTGAGGATCACGATACCGAGTGGTACTCTCAACTCCAGAGGACTTCCGAATGTTGTCTATGGAATACGGACGTCCACCTGCTTCAGGACCAATCTCTGTGGCAAGAGGACGAAAGCCAGGATGAGAAAATCCAACAGGAACTGTGGGGATCACGTCATTAGGACCCGCGATTCCACCAACCAGTCCCTGTGTAGCCGCCGAGCGTGCAGCGACCTTCTGGCTGACTACACGATCCAACGTCAGGAACTCAGAATCTAGGTGCGCATTGAAGGTATTTCTCGCCTTGTCGCCTACGACCGTGGGTGAACCAAAGGACACCACGTGGATACTTTCTACGTTTTTCAGAACAGGAATCTGACTCTTCGCCTCAGCGAGAATCAGTGCAAACAGAGTCGTATAGGCTCCACCCAGAGAATGGCCTGTCAGGAACAGACGAGTTCCAGGCTGCGGTGCATGTGCCTCCAAGGCAGCAATGATCGCCTTCCAGCCCATCAGAATAGGTCTTATAAAAGCACCCGTGACCGTATTTCCAGGCGAAGTCGTTAGACCTATTTCCTTGACGAGAGTTGCCAGATCTGCAGGTGTAAACTGCGACATCAGGTCGTGCTTGAAGTTTTCCATTGTACTGGATCCCTTGAATGAAATGAACAGATCCGTAGGTTTGAAAATACTATTTGGGTTCGCCTTGACCTGTGTGGCCTTGATGATCAATAAAGTCAGATCTCCAGGAGTTGAGATGTAGGTTCCATAGTGCGGCTGATTACCTGAGGCGACTGTAAGAGAATAGGATTCCATGGGCCGCCCAGCGCCATCTCCAGCTTGGCTCGTTACAGGAACGCGACGTTTAGAAACAAACTCTTTATCGTAAGCGCTAATGACCTTATTAACAATGTCATTTGAGCGTCCGAGATGCTTCAGAACATTCCACATGATTCCAGTATCACAATAGACAATCCGTGAAAGCTGGGCACAGATATACAGTGCATGCTCATATTGCTTGAAATCCTCTGGACCAGCTGGATTAATGATAGAGCGAAGCGTCGTATCGGTGAAATCATCAGAATCTGCTGACTTCTTTCCAAATAAAAAACTCATTCTATTTTGGTACTATATTTCTTTTATAACGAGACCCACTACATGATTTCCTGTAGATTTAGTGTGTTCACAGGGAGGCATTTTGCAACATGATAGTAAAACGCGGTTGATGAGTTATATACATGAGTACACTGTAAACATGTATAGGAATCACCATTTCGTTCAAGAATCGCATTCACTTCATTAAAACAATGCTTGCGCAGGAAATGGATTCTACGATTGCCTACAGTGTACGCGGTATACGCACAGCCTTCAATAGGACATGTGAATACGTCTGCAACTTCCGCACGTTGTGTGCGATCCATATGATTTGTCTGAATATGCTGTTCAAGAGACAAACGGGATAAGAAACGGCGTGTACAATGAGTGCATCCGTGAGGAAGATCACCTGAATGCTTTGCATGATAATGCATATTCATTGTTGACTGCTTTCCCTTTGGAACCACATAGTCCTTGCAATGAGTACATACGAAGTCACCATTTTCATTGCGCGTATATTCAAAGACCATTGTATCATGGCCTAGTGGTTGCCGCGAAGTTCAAATTTTTAGGGGAGCACTAAATAGAGAATGTCAGGAGTTCGCGGTGTACGTAGTCTTAAACAACAAATGCCTAAGGTTGGTCGCACCCTTAAAAAGAAAACACAAGCTGTTGCTGCGCTTCAAAAGAAGATAGAAACAAAGGATGGGTCGCCGGTTCCGTGTAGAGAATGGTGCTATAAAGGTGAGTTAGGAGTACCCGTACCTCCGAATCCACCTAAATATCCCGAGGCTGGTTGTATGGCTCATAAGAGAGATTTACCTTGCATGTATGGTCGCGATAAACAACCCAAATGGTTTGCTCATCCGGATGAGGCTGAGTGGCAGCGTATTCCCGGCGTTACAGAGACTAAGAAGGCTGTAGAAATGGCGAAGAAAGAATGGGATGGTTCATTTGCCTCAGTTGTTCCTGCTGCTGCCGCTGCTAAAAGCAATGCGGGTAAAGTTGTTTTATCTGCACCGAAGGCCTCCTTACCCAAACAAGGTGATGTCGTCTATGGGTCCTTGGCAGTTATTAAAGCACCTCGTCGCCTCCCTCCTCTCAATAATCCGCCGCATTTACGGAACACGTATAAGGCAACTATGAATCTAGGTGGGGGTCGCCGTGCAACTAAGAAACGGCGTCACCATTAAATACGTAGCCTATATAGATAGATGACAGACAGACGTGATAAAGATAAGGAAGGTAATCTACTCGTATGTACATCATGTATGATGAAAAATAAGGAAGGCGCAACCGTATTTTCATCTACTGTAAATCCTATTGCTGGATGTGGTGTACATGAAGGTCCTTGTCTTAAAGGGAGAGATGGAAAGGATCATTATTTTGCCCATCCTGGTGAGCCTGGATGGGAAGCGGCTGTGGCTGCGCAGATGAATAAGGAAAAGCAAAAGGCGGATCGGAAGACTGCTATGGCTGCTGCACCTAAGCCTGCCGCACCTGCCCCTGCCCCTAAACCTGCAGCGGCGGCAGGTCCTTTATGGAGAGCGCCCGCAGCGGCTCCTGCTCGTAAACCTGCTGCTCCTAAACCCTCTGCGCGTGCTGCTGCATCAAATGCTGCCAACTGGAGAAATGCAGGTGTTGCGCCTAAGAAAGTCTTTGCAGCACCACCGGCCGCGCCTGTGGCTGCTCCGCAAGGATTTTACCCTCAACGGAGGGAGGGCAAGCTGTTTCCGCTTGGAAAGGAGAGTGATGAATACGAGCCCACGTGGGGCGATTATGAATATAATCGGGAACATCCTCGTCGTCGCACAAAAGTGAAGGCAAAGTCTGCACCTAGTCCTCGCCGTAGCCGTAGCCGTCACAGCAGCCGTAGCCGTAGCCGTAGCCGTAGCCGCAGCCGTCGTGCAAAGTCTGCATCAGCCGGTCGTCAGACAAGACGCCGATAAAACCATCCTAAAGAATCTCATACTAGTATTTTTAAAGACTAGCATGACATCTTTCTCTCAACCACTTACAATTTTGACTCTCGTTATTGGAGCCGATTATCGTCGCAAACTAGCCACCTGTCTTGAGTCAAAGCTCGCATATGCAAAGAAGCATGGATATACCTATATTCAAGGAGGTGAGTCAGACTGGAATCGTGACCGACCTATATCATGGTCAAAGGTTCCCTTTTTACTCAAGCATCTTGAAGGACTTCCTGAGGGTGCACTTGTGTGGTTGTCGGATGCTGATGTCTTGATCACCAATCCTGAAATTCCCTTTGAGAAGCATGTTCTACCTCTGATGCGCGACGACAAGGATCTTCTTATGACGTATGACAGCTGTGGTCATATTAATGCGGGAAATCTTGTGTATCGGAATACACCGTGGACTCGTGATTTTCTCAAGCGTGTGTGGGCCAAGGATGACGAGATTTATCACATCTGGTGGGAGAATGCGGCAATCATCAAGTTACTTCAGACAAATATAGAAGATGCACGGAAAATCCAGGTCACAAAGGAGCATAAGCGATTCAACGCCTATCTTCGTGGTCTAGAAGGGGAGCCCTTGTGGACACCTGGAGATTTACTCGTTCATTTTGCAGGTGTATACGAGCCTACGGAAATCGCGAACTTAGTAGACGCAATCAAGCGCGGAGAAGTCCCGCGTATTGCGATGTGAGTCTCTGATAGATGGGGTCGTGCGTAGAAGAATCCGCATGTATCCTCATAAGTTCTCGTGGCCTTTTAAAGTCATGCGATATCCGTAATCCAAATCCTGTCTCAAGTTCTTCTTTTCTGGATCCTGCGATCTATGGTAAAATCAAAGATAGACAGATTGTATATTTATGTACGGAAGCCATTCTTCCGTTTTTCCGTGATTATTTTCCTACTCTGCAGTGCCGTATTGTACTCGTATCAGGAGATTCAGATATGACATTTCCCAATGATGTCTTTACTGCTCTCGCTCTTGAGAACTTATTAAATGACTCGCGTATTCTTCATTGGTACGCACAGAACTGTACGATTTTTCATTCAAAAGTCACACAGATTCCGATTGGTCTTGATTATCATACGGTAGCTGCGGCGGATCATCCGTGGAGTCAACAGAAGACTCCGCAACAGCAGGAAGCGGAAGTTCTAGCCTTTTCAAAAATCCAGCCGAATCTGGCATTGCGTGAACAGCGAGCCTACGGAAACTTCCTTCTGAACATTTCGCGCGGAAATCGGAAGGAGGCCTTTGAACGACTTCCTACAGAACTCATTGTCTATGAAAAGGGCTTTGTACGGCGGGGAGAAACATGGTGGAAGCAGGCGACCTGTGCCTTCACAATCAGCCCGCATGGAAATGGATTAGATTGTCATCGGACATGGGAAACTCTTGCTCTTGGAGGTATACCGGTGGTTCAGACATCCTGTCTAGATTCTCTGTATGGAGATTTGCCAGTACTGATTCTCAAGGACTGGAATGAGTTTACGGGTGAAAAGATGCAGGATTTCATATTGGAGACACAGGCGCGAACAGTGAATACAGACCGCCTCTATTTGAAGTTCTGGATAGATCTGATAAAAAAGTCGTGCGTCTAAATAGAATGCACAGTCAAACGATTACGTTAATGCCTGGCGAGGAACTCCGTGTTATCTGTGGTGCTGCCGATACTTCTAATAAGTCTACTGATTCTACTCCTAACATTCCCAAGAGGTTTGGTAGGTGGGAGGGTGGCAAGAAGACCCGTAAATCTAAGACAACGGGTGGTGGCAAGACGCGTAAGGTGAGCGGCTATTTCAAGTTCATGCAGGAGGAGCGTTCAAATATCGTGAAGCAGCACCCGAACTTTGCCGTTACGGACGTGGCCAAAGAGGCTGGAAAGCGGTGGCGTTCTTTATCTGCCGCCGAGAAGGCAAAATACTAAACTGACACACATATTTTCTAAGGTTCGTATATATAGAAATGGCTATGACTCGCAAGATGCCCGCTGTCGGTACGAAGGCTCAGGTGTTCCACGGCACGGCCAAGCACACGTCCGGTGGACTCCACAAGAAGGATCTGATGCGTCACAAGGGAAAGATTGTCAGCCGCCGCAAGCACGCCGCTGGCCTCAAGTCAATCAAGCGTCTGCGTAAGCTTGGCTATGTTGCCAAGAAGGGCACATTCAAGCTGTTTCGCAAGAGCAAGTAAATACTAGCGTGTATCTTAAAAAACTTTAGTTGTAGTGTTATACATTACAAGTAAAGTAAAGTCGCAGCGGGGCTTCAACTGTCCTCTAGACTATCTACGCACCATTTCAGAACTTCCTGAATCTCCTTTACGGATATTCCTTTTCTGCCTGCTTCTAGACTTGCAGAATCATACCATTTGACTGATTGATCAGGGCACACTAGAAGTCCAGCATTTTTCAAACGGAACTCATCTACACTTTCAAGAATCGCGTGACTTCCTCCATTCACCAGAAACCAATCCTTATATTTAAAAACGGATGCATTCGGTGATACAAATGTGTTGAATAGGCGGGCAACAGGCACGGATCCACTGGAACAAATCCAGTGACATCCGACGTCAAACTTCTGTAAGAGAACCTGAGGAACTTCCGTACCAAGCCATAGAATCGTCAGGGGTTTCGGAGATGCATTTAAGTAAGCCGCCAATAAGGAATAGTCTACATTGGACCGAATCTGTAGAATAAAATCCCATGATTCTTGGAACAATAGAATCTTTTTAGAGGAGGGAATGTCTGACGTTACGAGAACCAGTACACGTCGTCCACGGAATAAGAGTTCTTGTTGAATACGAGTGTAAATCCGTAGAGCATCGTTCATGTCTCCGATAACAAAGTGGCGACCTTTTTCAAATGTCCAATCTGTCGCTTCCAAATGAACCGACATTCTCTCGTGATGGTAGATACTTTGAATGCCGTCTGAACGCGCGATTGTCTATGAAATGCTGGCTCTAACCGTTCTTGCGTTTATACTTGATCTGCCGTGGCTTACTGCTACAGCGGCGTGGTCAGGTGAGATGATTCGTGATATACAAGGCTCCGCCTTATCCTTGAAGTTCGTCCCTGCTGTCATTGTGTATCTGGCACTCGGCTACTTAGCGACCATTCCTTCAAGCTATGCAGAGGCATTCGGTATGGGGTTCGCGACCTACGCTGTTTATGATTTCACAAATCTCGCGACTCTCAAGAAATACCAACCGATGTTTGCTCTTGCAGACAGTACGTGGGGAGGTGTCTTATTTTCTCTGTTATTTGCCGCGCGTAAAGCCTTATTTTAGACCCGTTAAGCCTCTATGAGAATGACCGTAGAAACTTTATATGTATAGAGTATAAAATGGAACAGGGTCTAGTTATGGTATTGCATTCGTCGGTAATTGGAGTATTTCTTTATTTTGTCATGGTGTTTGGACTAGGGCAGCAGAAGAATGTCGCTGAGAATAGAAGTATTTTAATTGCGGCAGTTATTTTGATCTATATGATATTATTTGGTCACGGATTGCCAACAAAACTTAATAAATTCATTTAAATAATCTAGTCGTAAATAAATAGAATGCCTACCGCCCAGCCCCCGCTTGATGTCTCCGTAGAAATCCAACATATTTTTGAACAAAATAAGTTAGATGACTTGAAACACTTTATGCAGAAAAGAAAATGTCTGAATGCTTCAAATATGGCCCTTATCTATCTTTTTCATATTGTTCAGTCGGCTGGAATTCTTACGACCACGATTGCCGCGGGCTATGATATGAAGGTGCTCGTATGGGTCGGAGTTGGTTTGAATATCATGGCCTCACTTCTGAATGTCTTTGAAAAAACAAATAACTCTATGTCTAAACATCTACTCAAGGACATAAATGCCATCAAGGAGGGCACGTATGTTGATGAGGGAACTTTAGTAGAGACGGTTGAAAAGAAGGAGCAGGAGACGAAAGAGCCACTATTAAATCACTAGCGACCTGTAGATCCGAAACCACCCTCGCCGCGACTGGTTACTGGCAGTGAGTCAACGATCACGATCTCCTTAATATGACCGAGATCGGGGGCAACAATCTGAAAGAGACGGACACCCTTCTCAACAAGATGACTCGTAGCGAAGTCATCTACCTTCACAGGTGCCATGATAGGACCACGGTAGGTGCGGTCAATGATTCCCTCAGAGTTCGCCATGTAGAGAGGCGTCTTGCAGATACTAGAACGCGGGACGAGGCGGTAGTGAACTTCCTCCTCAACCTCAAGTCCATGAGTGTAGTGAGTGGATGCATGTCCAGTGGAAGGATCTGCAGAAAGGACGCGAACCATGCGAGCACGTACACCCTGATTCAGAAAGACGCACTTTCTCTCGGCGCCTGACACCTTCATTCCTTCACAGTAAAGATCATAGCCGGCATTATCATTTGAGCGGTTCGCCTCCGTCTTATAGTAATCGGTCGCCCAGGGCTCAATAAGTAGTTCCAAACGATAATGCATTCTATACAGTGTCGTTTGAATAGTTTTCCTCAAATTTACCACGGGTAAAAATTGAAACATGAGGCCCTCGCTAGATCTAACAAAATGACAGATCTCTGCCGAATCTATTGGTCTACCTCAACGGGTGTCAAAGGTAATGGTACAGCGTGTCTTAGTTTGGAACTTGCAACTGCTTGGATAAATCATTTGAATACGGAACATCCTGACATGAGTCATTGGATGGTTCAGTGCAAGGAAAGCACCTAACTTTACCGTGTACGCCGTGTCTTCTTACGTTTCACTGTGCGCCTGCGAGTACGTGGACGACGCGTTTTCCGTTTTCCACCGGCCTTCGCGCACGTTTTGAGGATTTCTAAGACTTCTGGTTCATCTGTGAGTGACTCAAGTGTCTGATCTTCTTCTAAGTTAACTACACCTCCTCGTTCACATAACCATCTGATAAGCGGGATTCGTTGCTTGAACTCCCTTCTTCCATCTTCAACAAGCATTCGGAGAGGGGTTTTTCCCATGGAAAATTGAGTAATATGATTAATTTCGTTTATATCATCATAACTCTTTTTCTTTAATGACTTGATAATATAGACGATTCTGTGCTCAAACTCTTCTACATCTTTTTCATATCCTTCAAAGGTTACATATGCGGATAAAGAAGTCAGATCATAGTCTTTTGGATCATATGCGCGTAACATCTCCTTTTCGTAGAGTTGGAGTTCACTCGCTTTATTACCCTCCTCAAACTTCTTTTGTTTATTCCTAAGCCACTGAAGAGGATGTTCAGGTGCGTTGTTGGCGGCCATTCTGATTAGTGCTCTTAAAAAATACGTTCCTGAATCATCTTAACTTTCTTCATTTTTTTGGCCAGACGGTCCATCGTTCCTACCCACTTATGTCTTATCTCGTCCCATGCACCGATAAACTCCTGATAGGCATTTTCCCAGTCCATTTTTTCAGGAAAAAAGACACGAGGAACATATTTCTTGTCAAGCATGAAATAGACATTTTCTTTTCCGAGCGCGACAGGATACGGAACATCGTTGTTTCCAACAAGAGAGTAATAGTCCTCTATTTCATCCGTAGGTGTGAACTGGTAGATCTTGTCACCCACATAGACATAGGACTTACCAACTTTCAAGAGTATAGAGTTTCCAATAAAGTTCTTCGCTTGGGCGACCGTATGATCACTGAGCCTCATACGCCCTGAACTCTTTCCAATAAAGACTTTATCCGCGTCATATTCCTTCACAAGAGTCTTGTAGTCATCCTGTTCGCCCTTGTAAATATCAACATGAGTTCCCTTCACCACAACTTTAAAAGGTCTTGCAAAGTTGTCGTGAATCAAATAGTTTCTGACCATCTATTAAAGAGATTACATAGATTCTTTATATCTAAGTGAGTTGAATGGACTATGAGTTACAACCAAATCTGTATCTAGCAACTTCCAGTATAGCTCTCTCATTTCCTGGTATGGTTTTTATTACATATAACGAATACCCACAAGCGCTGATTTCATTTCTATGCTGTTTTTTTTCTATGCTGTGGCATTCTACAAAGCCGTCGTATCCAACTTTACTTTATCTTGATAAGTTCTTTGTCTACTCAACAGTAGGACTTGCGATTCATACGGCTGCACGCAGCAATCTATATTCATTGATTCCACTTGCTTCTTATATTGGACTGCCTTATATTATCTATTTTGAAGGATATAAGCGTAAATGTTTTTCATTTGATCCGAATCCAATGATCTCAACTCGCTGGCATATGGTAATTCATATCTGTAATGGATTGACTGGGGCCTATATGGCATTTGGACCGATTAGATAGATGAAAGTCCATAACGATCACAGAGCGCATTATAGTTCTGTTTGACTTGTGTTAGGTTGAGAGCAGATCCGTAAATCTTAACAGCCCCCACATTTCCAACAAACGCACTGCCATTTCCGAAGTTTGTAATATCTGCTGCAGCGACCGCAAAATAACTTGCGGATCCATCACCATTTACAAGCGGTGAATACCAAGTTGCAGAGCCGCTGGCAATCTGAACACCATTTATGTAGCCAACTAGTGATCCACCCGAATACGAATATGTAATATTTACCCAGTTATTTGCAGTGTAGGAGCCCAGTGAAAAACTGTATGTGGCAGATCCAGCCCAAAACCCAACACGGATGGAGCCACTCACGAGATTAATACGTGTTGCATGGTACACTCTATTGGGTGCACCCGATTGACCCATTTCACTCATAACAACACCATCTTGTGCAGGATAGATCCAAATGTCAATTGTATGAGATGCGATGGTTGAGTCTTGAATGCCTGTTTGATCCATAACATACTGGGCTCCAGTAAAGACGAGGGCACTAGATCCACCTGACGTTGACGCCTTTGTTATAGTTCCATTTGTTGTCCAGGTATTTCCTGTTAACGCAGGCCAAGACGATGCACCCGATGTAAAGGACACTGCATCCAAACTCACGATGGCTCCACTCACAACTTCAGGTGGTGAATACACAGTTTTATAGATCGGTGTAGCAAGCGCACGTCGTGTTGCACCTGCAAGTGGTAGAATAATAGCAGATTGCGTTGCCGCTTTAGTTCCAGATGTTGCAACTGGTCTACAAAATGCGGACATTACTACTATAGAATTTTAAATAAACGGATTATGCGCCCATTGTAACAACGCCTGACGTTGAACAGAACGACAACTCAAATCCCCAGCCGTACAGTTTGCCCGTATTTGACCCGCATGCCGAGTAAAGGCCCGCCAGCGTTTCATCTGAATCGCGTCAAGTTCTGGCAGCCGCCGTCCCATCCAGTAGCGACAATACCATTGAAACCATCCACGAATGTCAGGATTTTTTTCACGACTTGATAAGACGCCGAAGCGTTTATCCGCTCCGCCTCCAGGAACCCATCCAGCCTTGCGCCACGCGCCCAAAGGTTGACGAGACTTGACTTTAAAGGCATTTAATGATGCGTCAGCAACAGGACTTAACTTCCCCAAAGCCGCGGCACTTACATACCACTCCGATGGAAACTCGTCAACACAGTCATTCATATATTTTCCTTCAAATGCACCCATCGCTAGAATCTCACCAGGCGTTGCGTACGGCTTGAAATCGGAGGCAAAGTTGGTTCCAGGTGCCTCAGCCAGAACATAAGAATATCCATGTTGCATCTTGTCATGTACGGCGACACGGTCGCCTTTTTGAAAGGACTCTAAGGGTTTTTTTAGTCCAGTGAATACACTCATCCTAGTAAGGGTCCGTTTAAATTATATCTATATATAAATGCCCAGACCTCAAGGTATTTCTTTCGCAAATCAGGCCGCGGAGCAGCCGTTCGGAGTTCGGCGCTCCGTTGAGATTCCAGGAAAATAGACTGCCGCATTGAATGAACTTACGAACCTCAGAGCAAAGGAAGTTAGAGAACATTTGTCTGCGCGAAGACTAGCTACCTTATTTAAAACTCCGATATATCAACCTGGGAAGTATGTAAATCGTACGAGCGTTTTAAAAGAAACTCCTATAACTAAGATAAATAGAAGTCCGGGAAATGTTGCACAGGCTAAAATAAATCTTAAAAGGAGATTCTTGAATGCGGATGATAAGGGTCTTGAGATTATTTTATGTGAAATGATGGCCAGTCCGGAAAATGAACGTATTAGTGTTTCTGATCTTAATATGTTATTTTCAAAAGAGGGTCGTTTCTATGGCCGCGAGAATCTTCCAAAAGAAGTTCTAAACAGACTTATTCGTCAGAGATTATCAGAAAAAGAAGAAAAAGATATTGAATATCTTCTGAAAAAAGAAGGTCCTATACAACCATTACAGTGTGGACAAGAACCGGCCGTTCCAACGAAATTTTTAGTTGGTGATCCCGCTTTAAATGCTGCATATTTAGCAAATGTTGCTAACGAGGAAGCACGTAATGCGGCTGCGGCGGCCGCTGTGGCCGCTGTGGCTGCGAAAGGTGGTGCATCTCGTAAGAAAAAGATGCACAAGCGGAAACGGACAACGCGCAAGCATTAAATTCCATCATCATCACGCCCCTTAAAGTATTTTTGTACTTTAGACTTTAATGTCTTATTTCGTAAGGTAAATGCACCCGATTTTGTAACTCTCACAGCATCTTTCGGATCCTTATAGTCTTTTAAGATACTATGGCGTGTCGTATAGTTTCGTTTTCCAATAGAACCATGAAATAAATGATAGATACTACCGTTCAAGTAGGACAACTTTACGTCTTTTATGCTTTTAATGTAAGTGGTCATAGAAGGGACATCTTTATATCTTTCCAAAAGTTCTAGTTCATTTCCTCTTTCATTTTTTACAAAGACAGAAGAACTTTTAGAATCTCCACCTCCTAAGATTGCATACTGATAAAACCCCTTTTCTCTAAACCAGTTCCTCTGAAACGCCCATGCAAATCCATTATGACCATCGCGACCACGTTTTAATAGATCTGACACTAAGGATTCACCATTTTCCAGACACTTAAATGTAACATCAAGAGTAATCCATTTTGAAAAGGGTTGAATAACCTCATATGTATCAAGTGTCTTTGACAACTTTGAATACCAGTTCTCGTCATCAAATAGAATATCACAATCTATAAAAATAAGTTTCGTGTAGTTGGCTGGAATCTTTTTCTCAAGAAGATGACAAAGTCGTTCTTTTTGAAAGAGAATGATGTCTGTTTTGATATGGAACGCATCCTCTATTTCAGGGGCATCTGTATACAGTTCAATAGTATAGTAAGGTATATGTGCACATTTTAACTTTTCTACAGTATACAGATAGTTCGTCAGTAACCGGACGGATTTACTTGAGTTAAAGAACACAAGGCCCACTGCTAGATCCTTCTTAGTTGGCTTCGTATAATGAATATCACGAAGATTGATTTTTTTATTTTTTCTTGTCTGCCTCATCCTATTTATTGGTTTTATAAAATTTGATCCCTCATTTGCAGTAGTACACAAGCATGCAGCACACTCATGAACAACATCCGATCACGGCAGAAGGTCAGGCATTTCTTGCATCCATCGCACCCGAAGAGCGAGCCCTTCAGATTCTGGCCCAGAAAATGCTGGGGTCCTCCTACTTTGTAGAAAAGACCCATGCATTTCAAACGTGGTTGGCGAAGCATCCAAAGCCTAGTCCAAGTACACAATTTCCAGCAGCAAAGTAAAGTCATGACCATTCATGACAAGCGGTCTATAGAACTCATCTCGCAGTGAAAACTCCATCGTAATCAGACGAGCAATCGGCGCAGGACTTGAGAAATAGATCGGCTGGAAATCATATGTATTTTTAGTGAATACTGTATACGGAACTCCAGAATCCAAATAGACAATCGTAAACGGATCTTTGCGACCGCTTGTCCGTTCAATCGTTGTCATGTCGGTACTATTGTCAGGATTTATATAGACATAGATACGATTCAGATATGAATCAATATCCATGCCAAAGGGAGCAGTGATTGTCTTGGTTCCACGATCCGAATAATCTGCGCACAGAAACCCAAGGCACCGAGCAGGCGAGTTCATGACCAGCAGAACATTCTTTTCATAGGTATCCACGAAATTTCCTGTGGCAAAGAGAAGGCTAAATGCGATTGAACCTGATGTGCTTACTGTCAAACAATCTGTCAGACTACTCACGCTTGCAGTATAGGTATTCTGAACACCTGCGAGAGCATTTAGGGCGGCGACAAGACTAGATGCCAAGGTTGCAGCCGTATAGATCCCAGGAATCAAGGTCACATCCCATCGTACAGTTCCCTCAAGAAAGGTGAACTGATTCCATCCAGCCGCCACGTTAAAAATACGATTCGGAATGGTTCCGCCGATGATCTGAATAGATTTAATGTCCTTCATGGGACGTTGAAAAGTCCAGCGGAACTGGGATGGACTTGGATAACTAAGGAGATTCCGATCACGACTGTTGATTTCTACAAAAAGACTTCTCTCTCCCCGTGACTTCGCGACGCGCGGCAATAGAATATCCTGTCCAGAGGACCGTTGATTGTGAAAGGCAGGGACTCCAGGATCATTCATTCTGATTAAGTTGTTACAAGTTCTAACACGCTATTTCCGTAGTCACGTGCAATCTCTGAAAAACTAGAGTTCGCACTTCCAAGAATAAGAGGCTTTGCGGCCATAGCAAAGAAGACTGCCGTCGCCTCAATCATCCCATCAAGGTTCCCACGGTTGCGAATCGTCTCAGGGGCAAGAACTCTATAGCCAAACTCACTTTTCATCGCATCAATGGCTTTTTCATCATCTGAAAAGACAAGTAGGAACATATGGTTATGAAGGGCATGTAAACGAACACGAAATGCCTCCAGTGGTGACAGATGTATAGCATTCTGATTATCAGTTCGTCGGATGTGAACAGCCACACTATCGGGTGCAATAGATGTCGTCCATGATTCAAGAACTGTATTCACTTCAGAACTCGGCTTCAGAAGACGTAAATAGCTCAGCCATTTTTCACGCCGTGCATCCGTATCACGCGGCCAGAAACATCCATGAGACTGTATGAAAAGGATTGGATCGGACGACCTAAAGACATGAGCCGCATCCGCAGGTGATAGAACTTGCATTTTTGTGACCAATGTACGATTATTGATCTCAATCCAGTCAGGAAGACCAGTTCCGTCAAATAAATTTGAAAATGAAGCCGCACATTCAGGTTTCAAATCAGGCCAGCATACGACTAACTTCCGGTTCATAACATCCGCCCAGCAGAGTCCGGATACGAGAGCCCGAAGTCGGTTACATAGACCGGCATTAACCTCTAGAAAAAGAGTTCCCATTCTACGGTTCCTTCCGAAGAAAAGGCTTAAGCATAGATATTTCTTACTACATAATACATCCTTTCGCACTGGAGAAACTACGGAATCTTATTTCACGCTTTGGTTCGGCAAATGATGCTTTCTACGTGGCTTCTAAGTCCCGTCTTAACGCTAATATTAACTCATGGTCCACCCACCTCCCTCAAGTACGTCCTTATTATGCAGTCAAGTGTAACCCAGATCCAATGCTCATGAAGTGGTTGAAAGAAGCAGGTGTAGGCTTTGATTGTGCATCAGGGATGGAACTTGATAAGGCCGCTGCGCTCTTTAGTCCTACTGAATCCTTTGCAGACTCAAGTGTATTTGCAAACCCATGTAAGCCACCGAGGGATCTCGCCGCAGCTCAGCGTCTCAAGTCAGGTCCGACAGTAGTAGATTCCATTGAGGAGCTTGAGAAGCTTGCAAATGTACGCTGGACACAGGGAGCTCTTATTCGGATTGCAGTGGAGGATCATGGATCAAAGATGCCTTTCTCACGGAAGTTTGGAGCAGCGGTTAAGGATGTCCCTCACATTCAGACGGTTGCTCGCTCATTAGGTCAAGAAATCAAGGGAATCTCTTTCCATGTTGGATCTGGATGTGAGGATATGACACAATATGTAAAAGCGATTCAACTTGCACTTCTTTCGCTTCAGGCAACAAAGGAGGCAAAGATTGTAGATTTAGGAGGTGGATTTGAAGTAGATACCTTTCATAAGGCGGCTCGTATGATTCAACAGTCCATTAAGTCGGTTCCGTCTACATTACCGATTACGTGGATTGCAGAGCCTGGTCGTTTCATGGCATCTGATTTTCAGGATTTCTTTGTGCCTGTGATTGGAAAGAAACGAGCGACAGATGGAACTGGATGGAGGTACACGATTGACGAGAGTCTCTACGGACAGTTCTCGTGTATTCCCTTTGACCGAGTCACGCCAAAATGGCTTCGGATTCAGGGAGAGGATGAAATAAAACAGAAGGCGCCCAGACGAAAGCGAATGCCTGGTGTCTTATTTGGAAGGACATGTGACAGCGTTGACATGATTGCTCAAAGTAATGATATGGAGGAACTTGAAGTGGGGGACTGGCTCTGGTTTCCAAAGATGGGAGCCTACACATCAGTAACAGCAACCGAGTTCAACGGATTCCCGAAGCCGCGTATCCATTATTTAGAAAATACCCTGCCTCATCCGATGTTTATGGGATTTGAGCCGTGGCCGCAAAATGTAAAGACAGTCAGTCATGTCCATGTGCCCACGTAAAATTGACATTTATTTAAACTTATTTTAACGTAATATGGATGATATTAATGTACTCACTATTGGTAATGGAGGGTACGTAGAGCTCCTTGAAGTCTTTGGATCTGATCTTACGGTAGTCAATGCGGCCCGTGTGTCCTTTGCGAAGGAATCCACAGAGTTTTCGGATAAGGATAAGGGTCTGATTAACTATCTAGCCAAGCATAATCACGTGAGCCCTTTCTTTCATCCTCAGGTTCGGATGCGCATTAAGATGCCGATCTTCATAGCGCGTGAATGGTACAGACATACGATCGGATTTGCTCGTAATGAAGTGTCTAGGCGTTATGTGGATTCAGATCCTGAGTTTTATCTTCCTGAGACCTGTCGTGAACGGGATCCGAAGTTGAAGCAGGGATCCAAGCAGGAGACCGTGAAGGACAACATGCTGTGTACGAATGCCATGCGCGAATCCCATGAGAAGTCCTTTCAGATCTACAAGGCACTCATGGAACAGGGAGTGTGTCCCGAGCAGGCGCGTATGGTTCTGCCGCAGTCCATGTATACAGAGTTCATTGAGACAGCGAGTCTCGCTGCCTATGCGCGTCTCTGTAAGCTTCGTCTGGATCCAGGGGCCCAGAAGGAGATTAGAGATTATGCGAATGCTGTCGTGACCTTGCTACGGCCGAAGTTCCCAGTAAGTTGGGAGGCATTATGTGCGGATTTTCCGAGCACTGTATAGAATGAACCACGATGATCCTCTTATAAAGGGAAAGTGCTATAACTGGCTTGGAAATATGGACAACGAAGTGATGATTGAGACGTTTGATAAGCCTAAGTACATGGGTAGATATATTGAAACAAAAGCAGTAGAAAATTATCCTCATACCTTGCGATTTTACTTTAGTAAGGGAAGTCTTACAACGAAAGACTCTTATCCTTTTTTGAAGGAAACGCCGTGTGTTTCATCTGGTGGTCGCAAGGCGCGTAAGACACGTCGTCATAAGAAGGAGAGTAAGGGGAGAAAGGCTCGTAAGACACGCAGGAACTAGAGTTTCCGAGTCCTTGATTT